TGCAGGACATGAAGACCGCCCTCGACAAGCTCGGCGAGAAGCAACCCCATCCGGGGTTCCCGACGAGGCCCAAGGAAACGCTCGACCCGGTCGCGATCAAGAGCATCGGCGAGCTGTTCGCCGAGTCCGGGAAGATGCGGAAGGCCGACGAGGGGCGCATGGGCGAAGAGGCCAACTTCGACGTCGACATCAAGGCAGCACTGTTCAACACGGGGGCCGGCTGGGCAGCGCCGACGATCCGCAGCGACAGGGTCGTCCCGTTCGCCGTCCGGCCACTCGTCCTCGCCGACCTGCTGCCGGTCGTCAACGTGACCCTCCCGAGCTACCTCTACATGGAGGAGACGACGTTCACGAACTCGGCAGCGACGGTCGCCGAGGCGGCATCGAAGCCAGAGGTCGCGCTCGCGCTGACGGAGCGGACGGAGATCATCCGCAAGATCGCCGGCTACCTGCCGGTCACCGACGAGCAGCTCGACGATGTGCCGGCCGCCCGCCAGTACATCGACAACCGGCTCGGCTACATGGTGCGGCAAATCCTCGACACCCAGATCGTCGCCGGAAACGCTTCCGGCACGAACCTCGTCGGGATCAACCACTCCGCCCGCTCAGGGGTCCAGCAGGAGGCCAAGTCGTCCGACTCGACGCACGACGCGACGTACAAGGCGATGACGAAGATCCGTGTCAACGCCTTCTCGGAGCCGAACGCGGCGATCTTCCACCCGAACGACTGGCAGGACGTCCGCCTCGCCGTGGCGAGCGGCTCCGGCATCTACCTGTTCGGGCCGCCCTCCGATCCGGGGGTCGAGCGGATCTGGGGCCTGAACGTCGTCCAGACGACCGGGATGCCCGAGGGCACCGCGCTCGTCGGCGACTTCAACCAGGCCGCCCTGCTCCTCCGCGAGGGCCTCACGATGAAGGTCGGGTACGTCAACGACGACCTGATCAAGAACCGGCAGACGATCGTTGCCGAGCTCCGCGCCGCGGTGGCCGTGTTCCGGCCCGCAGCGTTCTGCGAGGTGACCGGCGTCTAGCCGAACGTGACCGTGGGCCCGGTCTAGGTCAGCCTGCCGGGCCCGCGGGCCTCCTTCATGACAGTCATCACCGAACCCGTGAACACGCCGGAGGCGTGGAGCATCCTCGCGGAAGCTCACGAGGACCCCTGGACCGCGTGCGGCTGGTCCCGCGACGGCCAACTCGACCGCTTCGAAGCCGTCCTCGACGAGCTCGACCCGCAAGCAGGCGACAGGTTCCTCGACTGGGGCTGCGGCACGGGCGAACTCTCCGAGTACGTGTCCGCGCGCGTCGACTACATCGGGTTCGACTTCGCGCCCGGCATGGTCGACCGCGCCCGCCACGATCATCCCGGCCGCCGCTTCCAGACATGGGAGCCGCTCGGCAACTTCGACCAGATCGCCTGCGTCGGCCCGTTCAACCTTCCCGACCACTGGTCGAAGGAAGCGACCTGGCACATGCTCAGACGACTCTTCGACCGGACACGCGGCACGCTCTGCGCGTCCCTCTACGCCGGCGACGACGAGTCCTGCCTCAGCTACTCGCTCGCCGAGTGCGGCCGGTTCGCCCAGGGCCAGGGCTACAGCAGCTTCGCCGACCAATGGCGCCTCAATGACATCCTGGTGGTGCTCGAGCGGTGACCGTCGTGACCGCTCACCAGCTCAACTTCCTGCCCGGCTGCAGCGTGATCGAACGGATCCGCCGCGCCGACGTCGTGATCTGGCTGGATGCCGCCCAGTACGTACGGCACAGCTTCGTCAACCGCAACCGACTCTCCGACGGGAAGTGGATGACGATCCCGGTCGACGAGCACGACACGTTCGCGCCGATCAACCGCGTCCGCATCGCGGACCCGACCGGCCGCAACCGTGAGAAGATCGCGCGCCGGCTGGAGCACGAGCTCGGCGTCGAGGCCGCGGTGCCGTTCGCGGCGGAGCTGCGGAAGCCGTATGAGATGCTCGCCGGCCTCAACTACGCGCTCATCCAGCGGCTGCTTGAGGCGCTCGACATCCGTGTGGAGCAGACGTTTCAGTCGCTGCTCGACCCGCACCACGCGATCCCAGTCTGGTCTGAGGGTGAAGAGCCGATGCTGCCGGTCAAGGAGCGGTTCGCGGACATGACCGCGCAGCTCGGCGGTGACGTGTGGTTGTCGGGGCCGTCCCGGCATTTCGGTGAAGAATGGCGGTTCGCCGCGCGGGGAATCGCGGTCGAGACGTACGAGCACGACGGGCCGAACCCGTCTGCGCTCGAGTTGCTTCGCGATCGAGTGGCGGCGTGAGCGCGATCGACTCTCGCTGGCTAGTTGGCCCTACCGGCCCGACGGGATATGGGGTGACCGGTCCCGCGGGCCCAACCGGCCCCTCGGGCGCTTCTGGCCCGACGGGGCCGCAGGGCACGACTGGTCCCGCTGGGGCAACCGGCGTAGGAGCGACAGGAGCGACCGGCCCCACAGGCCCGGTCGGGTCTGTCCACGTCCTCGACTTCGTCGTGAACGACCTTTCCGGATCCGGCGGCTTCTACAACGTCCCCGTCTCCGGGCATGACTGGCTCACCAGCGACTCGATCACAGTCGACGGTTCGACCGAGATCTGCGTCGAGTTCTACCTCGCTGCGAGCGAGCCTGATTTCCACCAGTCGATCATCGCCGAGCTGTACGAGGACGGCGTCGATCTAGGTTCGCTCACGGACAGTTCCACTGGCGAGGGCAGCTCGGATACGACGCGTGACGCGACGACGATGTTTGGGCGCAGGTTCCTGACGCCGGCTGCTGGGAGCCACACGTACAAGATCCGCTTGTACGCGACCGGCGGCACCACGAACAATGTGTGGTCGGGCTCTAACTCGGTGGGCGGCATTGATACGCCGGCTCTCTGGCTGCCCTCGTATCTGCGTATCACGCGTGGCGACGGTGCAGGCCCGCAAGGCCAGACTGGGCCTACCGGCCCGGCTGGCGGCCCGACGGGGGCTACTGGCCCGACCGGGGCGCAGGGGACGCAAGGAGTTACGGGACCAACCGGACTGGCTGGAACTGCCGGCGCGACCGGAGCTATCGGCCCGACAGGAAACCAGGGGAACGCCGGGCCGACCGGGGCGACAGGTCCAGGCGGCGCCGCTGGCGCAACCGGCCCGACGGGAACTCAAGGCACCGCTGGCGCAACAGGCCCTACAGGCGCTTCTGTCACGGGTCCGACCGGGCCGACGGGACTGCAAGGCGCAGCGGGGCCGACTGGGGCGCAGGGAGCAACTGGCGCGGCGGGAGCCACGGGCGCGCAGGGAGCAACCGGCCCCACTGGTCTCAGCGGCTCAGTCGGCGTCACCGGGGCGACAGGCCCGACGGGAGCCTCGGTCACTGGCCCAACCGGCCCGACCGGGACCAGCGGCCTGACCGGAGCAACGGGACCGACAGGCGTCTCCGTAACCGGGCCGACTGGACCCACCGGAACCACCGGCACGACCGGCGTCACCGGGCCGACCGGAGCGACCTACTGGGACAGCGAACAGGTCACGACCGCAGACCACACCGGAATCAGCACGAGCGCGACCAACATCGCGCCAGCCTCCGGGCCGACCCTGTCGATCGCGCTCGCCACCGGCACCTACGAGTTCGAAGCGATCCTCATCGCCGACATCTCAGCGAGCAGCGCAGGCCTCAACGCTGGCTGCGCCTACTCGGGGTCGATCACGACGATGGTGCAGGAGACGACCGGCGAGGGCAGCGCCACATTCGTCGGGGCTGCCGCCCACGCTTCCGGGCCGACAGCTGGCGTCTACGCGGCTGCCGCGACGACCAAGATGCTCGTCCACGTCAAGGGGTGGATCAAGACGGCCGGCTCAGGCAACTTGACGGCCCAGCTGAAGAAGCTCACGTCTCAGACCTGCGGCTGCTACGCGGGCAGCATCCTGCGGGTGAGGAAGATCGCGTGACCGCGATCCGGATCTTCCGTCGCCTGGCGGAGCTCCTCGATGTCGACACGTCGGGGGTTGCCGATCAGGACACGCTCGTCTTCAATGGTGGAACCGGCAAGTTCGAGGCGCACGCGGGAGCAGTCGGCCCGACCGGGCCTACTGGCTCGGCTGGTGCTGCGGGGGCGACAGGCGCCACGGGGCCGACTGGTGCGGCCGGCTCAGCGGGTGCTGCGGGTGCCACTGGCGCGACGGGACCCACGGGGTCTGCCGGCTCTGCTGGTGGGACAGGAGCCACGGGCCCGACGGGCGCGCAGGGAGCCACCGGGACGAGCGGGGCCGCTGGAGCGACCGGTCCGACCGGCACCGCAGGGGCTGCTGGCGCCACTGGGCCGACGGGTACAGCAGGCTCAGCTGGTGCCACCGGTCCGCAAGGTGCGACCGGCCCGACCGGCACGGCCGGGGCGACTGGGGCGACTGGGGCCGCCGGCGCTACGGGCGCTCAGGGCGCCACAGGCGCGGCCGGGGCCACGGGAGCAACAGGTCCGACCGGAACCACAGGCACGACGGGAGCCACGGGCCCCACCGGTCCGACCGGCGTCACCGGAACGGTAGGGCCGACCGGGCCGACGGGAACCGCTGGCGCCACTGGGGCGACTGGAACTGCTGGCGCAACGGGGCCGACCGGTCCGACGGGTACCACGGGAACGACCGGGCCAACAGGCCCGACTGGCGCTGGCGCAACCGAATTCGACTATGTCGAGCGCACGAGCGACGGATCAGGGCTAGTCATCACCTCGACGAGCAACGGCAACAACGGCGCCCAACAATTCATCGACGGCAACGCTGTCTCCTACGACGGGTCAACGCGGATCAAGGTCGAGGCGTACGCGCCCGTCGGAGAGATCACCAGCGGCCAGTCGATCATCATGGACCTTTACGACGGCACCACCGACCTCGGACAGATCGCTGTTGTCAGTGGCCCCGGCGGCACCAACGACGCCACCATGTACGGCGTCCGGTTCCTCACTCCGTCCAACGGAAGCCACACCTACCACATCCGCTTGTGGAAATCCGGCGGCACCGCCAAGACGTTCAACGGCGCGGGCGGCGCGAGCGTCTACGTCCCCGCGTTCCTGAGGATCACGAAGGCATGAGGATCGGCCTCGCCATGCTCGTCAAAGACGAAGCAGACGCCCTCCCCGGAACGCTCGACCGGATCCGCCCGGTGATCGACGAATGGACAGTCATCGACACCGGCTCGACGGACGGGAGCCAGGAGATAGTCCGCTCCAAGCTAGGCGACCTCCCCGGCGGCATCGTGCGCCGACCGTTCGACGGGTTCGGGCCATCGCGCACCGCGCTCCTGCACCTCGCCCGCGAGCGCGCGGACTACACGCTCATGCTCGACGCCGACCACACCCTCCACGTCCACCAGGAGCAGCCCGACCTCGAAGCAGACGCGTACATGGTCAAGATCAACGGCCCGCTCGAATGGCGTCTGCCGCTCCTCACGCGCAGCCAGCACCCGTTCGAGTACCGCGGCGTCGCGCACAGCTTCCTCCACTCCGACGCGCCCACCAGGAACGCCGACACGGACTGGATCTCGATCGACGGCGGCCCCGGAGCCAGCCGCGAGAAGCTCGAACGCGACAGGAAACTGCTCGAGCAGGCGTTCGTCGACGACCCCGCCGATCCGCGCACCGTCTTCTACTTGGCCGAGACCTATCGGTACCTCGATCTGCCGCACCAGGCGATCCGGTTTTACCTCCTCCGCGCCGAGATGGGTGGATTCGACGAAGAGCGCTGGTACGCCCGCTACCAGGCCGGCGTCCTGATCGGCGGCCACGTCGAAGGCATCCAGGGGGCCGAGCAGCTTCTCCAGGCATGGCGGGAACGGCCCACCAGGGCCGAAGCGCTGCGGGCGCTCGCCCGGATCGCCGACACCGTCGCCGACAAGCTCGCGCAGCCCGACGACATCCTGTTCGTCACCCCATCCGCCTACGGGAGCCGCTGATGTACGTCAACCCAGGAACCAGCTACGAGGCAGTCCTCAACGACGGCGTCACCGGCCTCGTCGGAGACCTCGAGCTCGCCACCCTCGACAACGTCGGCGGCACCACGCAGGCGTACGACACGGCCGCCATCGAAGAGATCGCGCACGGCGTCTACAGCGCGATCAGGACCGCGCCCGCCGTCGCCGGCCAATACTCGCTCGTCTGGAAACTCAGCTCGACCGGCGACATCCGCGGCGTCGACGACCTCACCGTCACCACCGACGTCGTCCCCGGTGTCATCCTCGGCTCAGGCGACCTCTACATCACCCGCGACCAGCTCAAGTCGATGCTGGACCTCACCAGCACCGATTTTGAAGACACCGCGATCGACATCGCCATCGCCGCCGCCTGCCGCGCAATCGACGGGTACACCGGCCACCGCTACTACCAGATGACTGCCACCCGCTACTTCACCGCGAACCCGCTCGAGGTCGAGTTGTTCATCGACGACCTCATCACCGCGACCTCCGTGACAGTCGATCAGGACGGCGACGGAACCTACGACCTCACGTGGGTCGAGGGCACCGACTTCCTCCTCGACCCCGCCAACGCCCCCCTCGAAGGGCGTCCGAAGCGGAGCCTGCTGATCCGCCAGTCCGGCGGGTTCACCTATCCGCGCGGCAACCGCTGGTTCTTCGAGTCGTTCGGGCAGCGCTTCCCGCGGTACGAGCGCGCCGTGAAGATCGTCGGGACATGGGGATGGCCTGCTGTCCCACCACAGGTGACGCAGGCGGCCGTGTTCATCGCGAATCGCTTCCTCGAGCGCACCAGGCAGGCGCCGCTCGGGATCCTCGTCGCCTCCGCACGCGAGATCACCGGCACCGCGAGGCTCGGCCGAATCGACCCCGACGCCGCCTGGCTGCTCGACCAGATCCCCGGCGGACAACGCCGCCTCCTCATCTAACCAACTCCTGTCCGACTTCGACGACATCCGCCGCGGCCTCGCCGCAAACCTCGCCGTGCTCCGAGACGACGGCTTCCAAGTCTCGCCGTGGTTCCAAGAGGCACCGCGCGGGCCCACCCTCCAGGTGATCGGGCTCGAGGACATCGACTACGACATCGCCTTCCGGTCCGGCGACTACGACGGCAGCGGGGACAGGCAGGTCGTGATCGTCGAGGCCGTCATCCCGGCGAAGAACGATATCGCCAGCCAGATGCGGCTCGACAAGCTCCACGGCCCCTCCAGCCTCAAAGCCGCCGTCGAGACGGACCAGCAACTCACCAGCCGCTGGCAGGACGACCAAACCGTCCTCGCCGGCCAGCCGGCCGCGTGCGACGACCTGCGCGTCCGCCGCTACCGAGGCCAGACCCGGTCGCTGCTGCAACGCGACAGCGGCGGCATCGACGTGATCCTCGCCCACTGGGAAATCGAGGTCCTAACGTGAGCCTCTACCGGGTCGTGGGCGGCCACCCGTACCGCGACACGCCACCGGGCGACACCTTCGAAGCCGCCCTCGAACCCGCCGCAGAGAAACGCGCGCTCGCCTGCGGCGCCATCCGAATCATCGAGCGCCGCCAACCGTCCCTCCAGCCAGACAGCTACCAGCTGCCAGAAGGCTGGGCAACCACGCACCAGGAGGAATAAGCCGATGTCTGGCAAGAACATCGCGCTCAAGGACTACATCGAAGTCGACGGGCACGACCTGTCGGACTTCGGGAGCGCATACCAGGAGCACAGCGACGACGAGCAGGTCGACGTGTCCGGGTTCAACCCGACCGGAGCCGACGAGTTCCTGCAGGGCAAGCGGACCCAGTCGATCGACGTCACCTTCTTCGACTCCAAAGCCTCGGGAGAGGTGCACGACGTGCTGTACCACCTCTACCGCGACCGCGTCACGTTCACGTTCAAGCACCGCGACGACCAAAACAACCCCGTCAGCGCCACCAACCCGCAGATCGAAGGAAACGCGAACATCCTTTCCTACGGGCCCGGCGCAACCAGGGGACAGGCCCGGTCGTTCCAGGTGACCTTCGTCGCGGCCGACTCCGCCGGCTTCGTCTACAGCGAGTCCTAACCGGCCGTGGCCGATCGTGCGACTCTCCGCGTCAACGGGTTCCGCGAGTTCGTCCGTGCGACCAACCGGGCAGGCCGCGAGGCCCGCAGCGAGGTCAGACGAGAACTCCGGGCCGTCGCCGAACCAGTCAAGGCGGACGCGGCTCGCAGGTTCGAGAAGTACGACAAGCGCTCCGCTGCGCACTTGCGCGTGCAGGTCACGCAGCGGGGCGTCTTCGTCGTGCAGAACCTCCGAAAGACGACCGGCCTCCGGCCCTACTACGGCGCACTCCAGATGCGCAAAGCGCTCCTGCCTGCACTCCACGCCAACGAGTCCGCGCTCACGCTGCGCATGTCCCACGCGATCGACGTGATTGCAGACCACTTCGACCAAGGCTGACCACAGGAAAGGAACCACCCAAATGGCTGACAAGCTCATCATCAACGGGCTCGGCAAGCAGTTCGACGGCGACTACGAGTTCAGCATCGCCGCCATGCTCGTCATGGGCACCACTGAGACCCTGACGAACGGCGAGCTCCACACGATCAAGAGGATCTCCGGTGTGCGCGCCGGAGAGATCGAGGAAGCGATCATGGCAGGCGACAACGACGTCCTGCTCGCGCTCGCCCTGATCGTCCTCGGCCGCAACGGCAAGCGTCTCCCCGAGCATCTGATGTGGGACGCCCCGGCCGGGTCCGGCATCCAGCTCATCCCCGACGAAGGCGACGGCGATGAGAGCGGAGAGGGTGATGCTGGCCCCCCGGAACTATCGCCGACCGAGAACGAGCCGAACGAGCCGAACGAGACGCTCGAGACAAATGGTGGCTCATCTTCGAGTCAATCGTCGGACTCCCACCCTCAGAACGACCCGAGTCCTACTGGTTCCCAGCACTCGGAAACGCCTACATCGGCCCCGGTCTCCGGCCAGCCGATCTAGCCGACCTCACCCCAGAGCAGCTCTACCACGCCTTTGATCAACTCCCAGACCCGGAATAGCCGTGGCTAGGCGCATATCTGTCGAGATCGTGGGCGACAGCCGCTCGCTCGAAAGATCCTTCCAGCGGTCGTCGCGCGCAGCCGGCACGTTCGAGCACGACATCGGCCGCGCCGGACGCGGCGTCGCCGCCGTGTCGCTCGGGTTCGCTGGTCTCGGCCGATCGCTGGCGTTCGCGTCGTCGGCGTTCATCGGGGCGGCCGGGCTCACAGTCGGCTTGAAGGCGGCCGTCAGCGGCGCGGAGGAGTTGGCGAAGGCGCAGGCGTCCGCTTCGACGGCGCTCGGCCATACCGGCCAGAACGTAGAGGCGCTGCTGCCGAAGTACCAGGCCGTCGCGAAGGCAGCTCAGCAGTTCGGGGTCAGCCAGGCCGACGCGCTCGGTGGCCTTGCGAAGGCGACAACGCTCACCGGGAACGCTGCGGCAGCGCAGCGCGCCTACCAGGAGGCGCTCGTCATCTCGAAGGCGCTCCACATCTCGTTCGATTCCGCGCTCACTGCGACGTCGAAGGGGCAGGAGGGGATCACGACGTCGCTGCGCCGGTACGGGATCGAGATCGGCAAGACGACGTCCGGGCAGAAGCAGTTCGAGATCGTGATGTCCCGGTTCGGCGGCCAGGCACGGGCGAACACCTCCGACCTGGACAAGCTCCGCGCGAACGCAGCGAACCTCGCCGCCCAACTCGGCGGCCCGCTGCTCGGGGCGGCGGAGGCGGCCTCGCGTGGCCTGTCGGACGCGATCTCACGGATCAGCCAGTTCGCGTCCAGAGTCGGGGCTGAGACGACGATCCAGGGGAAGCTGAACGTCATCTGGACAGGCGTCCGCTCAGCGTCCGCCGGCGCTGTCGTGGCGCTCGCCTCCGCGGTTAGAGGGATCGACTGGACGGCAGTCTGGTCCGGGGCGCGCGGCATCGCCGACGGGCTGCAGAAGAAACTCGAAGCCGTCGACTGGGGCAGCGTCGGGGCGGCGATCGGCAACGGGATTGCGGACGCCGTCGGGAAGGCCATCCCGGCCGCCCGCGACATCGGGAAGCGACTCAGCGACGCCGTCGCCTCGATCAACGTCGTCGAAGTCGGCAAGAAACTCGGGCCCGGTCTCGCCGCCGCCGTCGTCACGGCGTTCGCGACGCTGACCGACCCGGCGTTCTGGCTGCACAACTGGCAGCTCGCCCTCTCGATCGGTCTGGTCGCGTTCGGGGACGGGATCGGCAAGTTCGCCGGCGAGATCGCCATCAAGTTCGGGGAGGCGATCAGCGTCGCCCTGCTAGCACCGCTCGAGCGGATAGCGCCCCGTCTCGCGCAGGGATTGCTGCGACTCATAACGGACGCCGGCGGGGCGGTCGCGGACGGTGTTCTTCGCATCGCCACGGCGGTCGAGCGCGTCTCGCCGCGGATCGCGAAGGCGCTGCTCGACGGGCTCCTGGTCTTGCCCAAGCTCGCCGAGAGGGCGCTCAGGCCCCTCGTCGACTCCGTGTCTGGCGTATTCGGCCGGCTCGGCCGGATCACACGCTTCACGCTGAAGGTAGCCGGCGTCGACCTCGCGATCCACACGATCACTCGCGCCGTGCAGCGGCTCGCCGACATCATCGGTCACGGCCTCGAAGCCGGCTGGCACATCCTCGAGAAGCAGGCGCTCACCGCCGCGCTCGCGATCGTGGAGCCGTTCTCGCACCTACCTGGATTCCTCGGCGGCGGCCCGTTCCAGAAGATGAAGGCCGCCCTGCAGCACCAGCTCGACGGGATGGACAAGGCCGCCCAGTCGACCTCGCGGTCGATCCAGGACTCCATGACCGCCGCGTCCGCGTCTGTCGCAGCCGCCGCATCCGGGACGCTCCATCAGGGGCACGCGCCGCGGCAGGCGGTCGGGGAACCGCAGGCGCCGTCTGCGGCGACGCTGCGAAGCCTCGAGGGGATCACGGGGAAGGCGACGAGCATCGCGGCCGACGCTGCCGCCACCACCGTCGCGAAAGGGTTCGTGCTTCCGTTCCGGCTCCAGCTCGCCCAGGCCAAAGCCTCAGCGACCAAGGCCGTCAGCGACGACCTCGCAGTCGCGCGAGAGGTCAGAGACTTCATCGTCAAGGCGATCCCGCACCTGCACGGCCAGAAGCTGATCGACGCCTACACCCAGCTCGGCCAGATCAACCAGCAGATCGCTGGTTCGGTGCAGCAGGCCGCGAAGATCGGCAAGGACTTCGCCGTCCCGCTCCAGCTCCAGGTGCAGGATGCGCGCTCTCAGGCGCTCGGCCAGTCCGAGACCGGGATCCTCCGCCAGATCCGCGCCGCCGCCGAACGCGCACTCCGCTCCGGGAAGTTGAGTGCGCAGGGACAGATCAGCGCCTGGAACGAGATCGCGTCGGTGAACCAGCAGCTGAAGGACGCCGCCCAGCAGGTCGCGCAGAAGGGCAAGGACTTCACGGAGCCGATCAAGCTGCAGATCGAGGAGGCGCGCGCCCTGGCGCTAGGCATCTCGGACACGGCGATCCTGAAAAAGGAGAAGGCCGCCGCCGAGCGCGCGCTCAAGTCGGGGAAGCTGTCGGCGCAAGGCCAGATCGACGCCTGGAATCAGATCGCGCAGGTCAACCAGCAGATCGGTGCGGCCGCGAAGAGCGCACTCGGGTCGTTCAAGCAGATCAACACCCGCAAGATCACCGCCGGCCTCAACCTCACCCCCGAACAGCGCGCCCAACTCCGCGCTCGCCTCTCACAGATCGGGCCGGGCGGCACCGTCCCCAGCCAGGGCGTCGGCGCGTTCGGGTTCCAGATCAACGCGCAGACCGACCGTCCGATCATCGTGAAGATGGACGGCAAGAAGATCGGAGAGAGCGTCACACGCCGGCAGCAGAAGGCCCGCCGCCGCAACTCCTCTCAGACGCGCGGGCCTAACGCAGGCATGGCATTCGGGTCCTGACGGATGCCTGACGGTCGCGTACTGGTCGCGTTCGACGACGGCCCGCTCGAGCCGTCCCCGACCTGGACCCGCGTCGACGACCCGACCGGCTCCGACTTCCCGCTCGGGTTCGTCGCGGGCTACGACACCTCAACCGGGAGGCAGACGGTCGCGAGCCAGACCGACACCGGCACCGCGAGCCTCTACGTGAACGACCACAAGCGCGGCGTCTTCGACGGACGGAACAGCGGCAGCGCGTTCTTCGGGAAGCTCGACGGCCGCCAGATCATGTTCCAGCTCTACAACCCCGTCACCGACACCTGGGAGCCGCAGTTCCGAGGCCACATCAACGACTACGGCTACGACATCGACGGCTCCTCGGTCAACATCGACACCGACCCGGTCAACGTCGCCATCCAGATCGACTGCGTCGACATCTTCGACTACCTCACCGGGTACGGCGTCACACCCGGCCTAGACGGCGACACGCCCCCGGCCGGCAGCGAAGACCAGGTCTTCTACGCCGCCACGTCGGGGACCGTGGACGAGCGTCTGATCCAGGTCATGACGAACGCGAATATCGACCCGGCCATGTACGGGAGCCCGTCACTCGGCAGCGGCAACGTGAAGCTGATCGCGTGGCAGTACGCGCCGGACTCCTCGGCGCTGCAGATCATGCGCGACTGCGCCGACGCCGAGTTCCCCTTGGGACTCGCGAACATCTACGTCGACCGCTACGGCAAAGTCCAGTTCCGCGGCCGCTACGGGCGGTTCGACCCGGACGACGTCGCCGCCGAGGTCGGATCGACCTGGGACTTCACCCGCTGGTCTGCAGGAGACGGCAAGGCGATCCTTGCGGACGCGACGCGCGCCCAGATGCGCGTCCTCGCCTATGCGAGGGCTCGGTCGAACCTCATCAACTCGGTCATGTGCTGGCCGCAAGGACTCGCCGCCGCGGACATGCCTAGCCAGGTATACGCCGACCCGACGTCGATCACCGACTACGGCAGGCACTCCGCCCCGGCGATCAGCGACCTCCTCACAGGCGACTACGCCGGCCCTGGGACGCTCACACCAGGCGACGCGAAGCAGCAGTGCCAGCTGTTCGCCGAACTGCTGGTGAAGAACCAGAAGGACCCGCGCGAGGCGATCACCTCGCTCCAGGTGAAGGCGATCCGACCCAGCGACGCGCGCGCCTCAGCGACGTGGGGGATCCTGACTCGGTCAGACATCAGCCACATCGTCAATGTCACGGTCGGCTACCCCGGCGGCACCGGACTCTCCGGCGCCAGCCCCGACGACGACTACTACATCGAAGGCCGCCAACTCCAGGTCAGGCCACTCAACCCCGATCACGACGATGTCGAGCTCGACCTCGAGGTCTCGCCGGCGGTCTGGTCGATGGACACCCACTCCGTGTTCCCGGCGTTCGGCTCATGACGCGCCCGCCGTATCTCAACCACGGCCGCGAGCACAAGCCCGGCGGGTCCGATCCGATCCCAGGACTGGGCGGTGGTCTGTTGTGGGCGTACATCGACAGCAACGAGTCCTCTCATTCATGCGCGGCGGCCACGTCGACGCGAATCGCGGCCGACTCGAGCACCTTCTATACGAACGCACCCGCCGTCTTCGACGCGCACAACAGTCCGGGCGGCGTCATGGGCGTCCGCATCCTCGCTGACGGCCACTACCTGTTCTGGATGACCGGCAACATGAGCACCGCGCCCGTGGCCGGGGACAAATACGACCTGGTCGCCGAAGGTGGCGGCGCGTTCGCTGACTTCGGCTGGCAGCCGTCCCTGATCCCATTTGTGACGGGCGGCATCGCGCCGGGAGCAGTCTTCACCGGGGGCGTCATGTCGGTAGGCGGATTCCTCACCGCCCCCACCGACGCGATCGTCGCGCGATTCGACAACAACAACGGCGGCGGCGGCAACACGCTGCACTTCGTCTACACGGGCCTCGTGATCATCCAACTCGACGCCGTGAACCAGGACTTGTAGAGCGAATGAACGCCCCAGGGGTCAGGAAAGTCGAGACATGGGTCAGGAACACGTGACAGGCCAAGTCCTTCTCCTCGCGTACAAAACGCTCGGCCACCTCGCCGTCCTCATCGTTGGCGCCGGCGTCTTCACAGCCGTCGACTTCAGCCACACCATCACCCTCGGCAGCGTCCTCATCGCGTTCATCGTCATCGCCGTCTCCGGCGTCTTCACCGTCCGGTCAAGGATCGCGAACATCTGGCGGCAAGAGGCCGAGGGTGAACGTGCCGCCAAGGAACGTCTTCAGGAGGAGCTGGACGAGGCGAGGGCAAGCCGCGCGCTGTTCGAGCGGAAGCAACAGGAGCTGCGCCACGACCTCAAGGACGAACTCGCCGGACTGCGGGCGCATATCAAGGTGATGGAGGCCAAGACCGACCTGAGCGTCGCGCTGGAAGCAATCCAGAAGCTCAATGAGCGCACCACCGAGGCGATCGTCGCTGCGATGCAGAACACCTCCCAGCTGAGCGAGACCCGCGACCAAGCGACGCACCAGCTGCTCGCCGAGATCCGCGACAAGTTGCCGAGCGAGCCGTTCGCGGTCGACGTCGTTCACACACCCGACACCGACTAGCCAAGGGAGAGCCTATGAACCTTCCGAGACCGCGGCGAGCGCCGCGGCGAATCCCCCTGTGGGCGTGGCACATGGACGCCTGGATCCGGTCCGGCCGCAAAGGACCCAGACCGTCACGGGCACCGAAGCGGATGCCGGCCTGGTTCCACTGGTGGCGGATCTGGAGCATCGCCCGCGCCCAAGGGAAAGGCTCCTGGGCGTGGCGCACCTACCTCCGCCACCTCAACGCCCAGCAAAACACCCAGGCACGGATCACCGCCGCACGGCAGGCGATCACGAACTGGGGCCGGTGGGGCGCCAACCACGAACCCGAGATCCATTACACCCAGGGCACCGCCCGCGACGACTTCCTCCACGAGCCGAAAGGCAGGCTGCCGCTCTGGACTGACTGCAGCGGCTTCGTCACCTACTGCTACTGGGCCGCCGGGCTACCTGACCCGTCCGGGCTCGCCTACAGGTTCCTTGGCTTCACCGGGACGCTCCTAGCGAACGCGCAGAACCACGGCCGCGTCCTGTTCGACGTCTCGCAGGCCAGGCCAGGCGACCCGATCATCATCGGCCCAGGCACAGGCTGGCACGCCGTCCTCTGCCTCGAAGCCGGCCCCGATCCTCTCGTCGTATCCCACGGCTCCGAATCCGGGCCCAGGATCCAACGGCTCAGCGTCGACCCCCGGCAGCCCAAGCGGGTCTGCCAAACCCTCACCTGAAAGGAGCACCACCAATGCAGCCCAAGGCTGGTTTCAAGACGAGCGAGTTCTGGCTCCACGGCATCCTCCAGGTCATCCTGCTCCTCAACACGATCAACGTGTGGAGCTACATGAACCCGAAGTACACGGTCATCGTGCAGGGCATCCTCGGCGCCGCCTACGCCGGATCGCGCGGCCTCGCGAAGATCGCCTCACCTCCGCCCGTACAGGGCGCCTCCAGCTATAGCGATCAGCCAATCGAGCCTCCTGGAGACACCACGGAAGCCCCGCCCGCCGCGTAGCTACTACTCGCGCACGCGCCTCCACACAGCGGACCCGGCGAAGATCAGCAGGATCAGGAACAGCGGCCGGTAGACGCCGGGATCGAGGCCCTCGGTGGTGACGGCGCTCGAGGTGACGAACCCGTGGCGCAGGAGGCCGCAACCGCTGAGGGTCTTGCCGGCGCACAACCAGCCGCCCTCAGCCTCGCCGCGAACGTAGAACCGGACGCGGCGGTGGTGCCGGTAGGTCGCGGTGCACCTGAAGCCTTGGTAGCGGCCGGTCGTGTCTGCTGTGCCGATTCCGGTTCAGGCGAGCTTCCGCATGTGCGGTTTGGGATAGCTGATAGCCCGGATGGCCGTGGTCATGTCCTTTTTCGACCACGGCACGGTCGGGCCGGCCGCAGCGGCTGACGCTGTCACCGTGAGCGCCGCGAGCAAACGGGCTGAGCTTCACGCGTGCGTGATCGAGATCGAAGACGAGCTATCTCCCGCTCCATCTTCGTCTGACGCTCGAGGAGATCACCGACCGTCGCTGCAAGTTCTTCCAGGCGGTCGTGAAGCAACAGCCCGCGCTCGTCGACCTCTGCTTC